ACAGAAGCAACCGCAGCGTGACGAAAAGGCCGAAGCTTGGAGGGATGAAAATCCTTGGTTTGGTGCCGATGACGAAATGACTGCATTTGCTTTGGGCTTGCACTCAAAGCTGACCAAAGAGGGTACTGACCCTCGGTCAGATGAGTATTACGAGAAGATAAATTCTCGCATGAGACAAGTATTCCCAGATCAGTTTGATGACGGGATAGACGACGAACCAGAGGAAGCGCCTAAGCAAAAATCTAGCACTGTAGTTGCCCCCGCCACGCGGAGCACATCACCAAGAAAGGTGAAATTATCGCAATCGCAGATCGCTATCGCACGCAGGCTTGGGGTTCCACTGGAAAAGTACGCACAACAGGTCACAGACCTAGCGAGGAAACAAAATGGCTAATACTGAATCGCGCACGCCGAGAGAGCACGAAACCAGAGAAAAAGTTGGCCGTAAGAAGGCATGGAGTAGGCCAGAAGTATTGCCTAATCCTACGCCAGAAGACGGTTATGTCTATCGATGGATTCGCATTAGTACACGCGGTGTATCTGATGCCACTAATGTTTCTTCAAAATTACGTGAAGGTTGGGAGCCTGTAAGAGCTGATACTCACCCTGAGATATTTACTGACGCCATTATTGACAACAGGTTTAAAGATAATATCGTGATAGGTGGACTCATGCTCTGCAAAGCTCCTGAAGAGATGGTCACAGAACGCAACGACTACTATAAGCAGCAAACTGCTGCTCAGATGCAGTCTGTAGACCAAAACTTAATGCGTGAGAGTGATCCTCGTATGCCTATATTTAATGATAGGAGATCGACGGTTACTTTCGGTAAAGGATAATTAGGAGTCTATCATGGCATCTTCTGCTGCCCCATACGGCTTTAAGCCGTTAAATCTGATCGGAGGACAGCCTTACGCTGGTTCTACCCGTCAGATTAAGATCGCTTCTGGTTATGGCACCAACATTTTCAATGGCACAATTGTAGCTATTGTTGCTGGTGGCACAATCGAGATAGTGACTACAAACGGTGACGACTCTACGACTTTCCCCGCCGGTACTGTCGGCGTGTTCGTAGGTTGCACTTACACTGATCCCAATTCTAAGCAAAAGCTATTTAGCCAGTATTGGCCCGCCAGCACTGTAGCTTCTGACGCTATGGCTTACGTTGTGGATGATCCAGATTGCTTGTTCCAAGTTCAGGCCGATGGCGCTGTAACTCAGGCTGATTTGGGTCAAAATGTGCATTTGGCTGAAGTACAGTCTACCAGCACAGGAAGCACCACTACTGGTAATTCCGATATTGCTGTGTCTGCTACTACTGCGGCTACTGCTACATGGGCTTTCCGGATTGTTGACTTTGTTGACGCACCGGGATCATCAATTGGTGACGCTGCTACGGATTTGATCGTTAAGTTCAACCCCGGCCAGCACTCTTATACTAACCAGACCGGTATTTAAGGAGAGTATTGAGACATGGCTATTTCAAGAGCGCAATTACTCAAAGAACTCCTACCGGGCCTAAATGCCCTATTTGGCATGGAGTATGAGAAATATGGTGAAGAGCACGCTGAGATTTTCGAGACTGAAAGCTCAGAGCGTTCTTTTGAAGAGGAAACCAAGCTGTCGGGTTTTGGCGCAGCACCTGTTAAGAATGAAGGTGCGGCTATTGCATACGACAACGCCCAGGAAGCGTTCACTGCTCGGTATAACCATGAGACAATCTCTATGGGATTTTCAATAACTGAAGAAGCTATTGAAGACAACCTGTACGATTCTTTGTCTGCCCGTTATACCAAAGCACTTGCACGCGCTATGGCTTACACCAAGCAAGTTAAGGCTGCTGCTATTCTGAACAATGCGTTCGATAACACAGTAACTTACGGCGACGGTGTAGAGCTGTGTTCTACTGCACACCCTCTGGTGTCTGGTGGTACCAACTCTAATGAGCCTACAACTGGTGCTGATTTGAACGAGACTTCTCTGGAAGCCGCTGTTATTCAAATTGCCGGTTGGACTGATGAGCGTGGTCTGCTAATCGCAGCCAAGCCCCGTAAGCTGGTTGTTCCACCTGATCTTCAGTTCGTAGCGACTCGTTTGCTTGAAACTGAACTTCGCACGAACACCGCTGATAACGACATCAACGCACTCCGCAGCATGGGTTCAATT